TCGAAGATTTTCTCAAGGTCTTCGGTGCTAATTTTGTGCCCAATAATGATTTTAGCAATCTCTTTGGCGACTTCCTTCTGGTAGGTAAGCGACGGAAGGACTGGAAGTAGTGCAGTTGCCTCTTTTGCTTCTATCCTACGACTCTCATCACTCTTGAGTGTATAACTCTGAGGATATGAGATTGTAGGTGTGTCAGGAGAATGCTCATAAGACGACCAGATTTCCGCAATCTGTCTTTCGCCATATTCTAGTTCCAAACCGATGTAAGATAGCCCAGCTTCCAGACTCTTCTCGTCCTCTTGCTTACTTTCCGCTGAGGCATTACGAGGTTCAACATCGACTACTGCCAAATTTACCAACTGACGAATCTCTTGGCGTAGTTCAGCCTGTTTCTTCATACTTGCAATAAGTGGTGCAGAACTAGGATGAATGAATGCGGGCTTTTCTGCTCCTATTGGATACCTACGACCTTGGGCAGCGCCGATATCTAGGTTATTCCGTTTGGCTTTATCAGCTTCGTCTGCTGTTCCTTCCTCATTAACTACACCCGTATCTTCATTTACTGTGGTATTCTGAGGAATTAGTCCAGCCATCTCAGAACGTATATCAAATTGCTCAACATAGAACGGGAAATTACTCTTCATTGCATAATTCATATCACTTGATCCAAGATTCAACAAAGAGATTTGATAATCAGCCACATCAGTTAAGAGACTTGAAGTGATCTCGAAGATCACAAAGGGTATTTTATTCAGATTGAGTATAGTCTCTTCACCTTCCACTTCACCCATAGAATTATAGAACTGTATAGAGACTTTGCCTTCATCTGTAAGTTGTAGCAATCGGTATCTTACCACTGTCTCTGTTGGTAGTCCTGTATCATCGTCATACGCGAAGTCATGATCTTTAAGCAATACAGATTTCAACTCATTATTTCTGTTATAAGACCATGAACGAATATCTTCTGTCTTATAAACATAAAGATAAGGAGATTTATTGGCAGTCTCATGTTTCGTGGGTGCATCTGATAGCTGACTACGATCAACATATACACCAACTTTCGACATGCTAAGCAATTCAGGAAGTACTAGTCTACCCACGAAGCCAGTCATTGTATTACCATTCAAATCCACACCAGCATTACGACCATCAATAGCTTCCTGATAACTTGTCGTACCGCCCTTACGCGTAATATCTACCATACGCTGGTAAATAGCATTTTTGATGTCAATAACTGCAGCCTTCGCGTGTGCCGGACAATATGTTATGGCTTTACGATTTGCATAATCTGTACCATCTTCACGCACACTGAACTGCTTGAGATACTTGGTAATAAAATCATCGCCACCCTCGAAGGTGAGTCGATATTTTATCCACAGCGCAATATTGGCCGCGTAATCTGGATGCATAATATTGTTAATGGCCATTAATAAACTCCCGTGACGTTAGAATGCGTAAAGATATTTACTCCAATCTTCAAAGCAATTTCTGCATAGTTTCGAGCGTGTGCAAAGTGATCATCTTCGTTGCCTGTGACGTATCTTCCAACCTGATTTCCATCCGCATCCTTTTCATAGATTCTCACAATCGCTTTTATATGATTCTTGTACTCCAAACTTGTGTCGATTGGTAATTTGATCTGCTTGCTTCGAAATCTCCCTAAGCTTAAATCTAACCATGATGTTCTGTCAACTGTTAAAGTGTATTCTTCTTCCGCATGTTCATTGATGTTCTTACCATTCACTCCTCGTCCATAGTAACACAACTTGACGCGGCCCGGGAAAGTTTGGGCGAAACTCAATGCTGCACGTTTTTCAGGGTTAGCGTCGATTACACAACTTACGACCCCGAACTGTTGCATAAGAACTGCTAACTCATTGAAATTCTCTACTTTCCCCATTCTCAATACTTTGCAATAGGCATTCAAATTCGTGTCTAAGGTCATTGCGTTCTTGTTAAATGTCCAAGAGTCAATTTCATAGTGTAGAACCTTACCAACGTCTATGCCCATTGTGACGAAACTTTTCTGACGTGGTATTTTACTAATGATTTTATAATCGCCTGTGCACTCCTCAATGTCGCTGTCTTGAATCTGTGCGCCTTCTACTACATGGGGCAGTCCCAGTTTACTATTAAAAAACTCTTGCTCATCAGTCGGGTTCGTTGTTGACTTCAAATATAACTGGGCGATCTCCCATGGCTTAATAGTACAACTGTATAGCTGATTGACATGGAAGCCACGATACATTCTGTCTGTATAACTACTTACCCACTCTCCTGACTGCAGCCACTTACTTTTACCATCGAGTGAACTTTCTAGGATTCCATGACATTCCTTACAACGTAGTGTGGATTCTTTGATTCTAATATCATTGAAGCTTTCGGCCGTGATATCAATACACTCTGGAAAGGTAAGTTCAGTGTGCTTACTGCACATTGGGCATTTGAACATGAAGTGGTCTTGTGATGATTGTTCATAATATGCACTTATCCCAAAGTTTCCAATAGTAGGAGTAGACAGTAGAAACGCTTGTTTATCTAACTGTCCTGACATTCTTTCTAATGCTAGTGTAATGTTCTCTTGAACCATTACGTCAACTTCATCAAATACCCCCAAGTTCACTGGGATACTTCGCAGTTGACTCTTACTTCTCGATCCGCGAATATAAAGATTCGCAGATCCTGCCCGCTTATGACCAATGTTTTTAACATCTGAGAATAAGCTACTCAGATGTTCACTGGCCTCTAGTGCCGGGTCGAACCGGGCAGTAGAAAAGTCACTTGCGTCTGGTGTACTTGCGGGGAGAACATACAAGCAACTATGGCCTAGTATATCAATTCCGTAAAAAACTTTATTTAACGCGCATTCTGTGAAGCCTAACTGTGCAGCCTTTTGACCTATCACCATTTCTTCTGTTGCGTCATGTATTGCACGCGTCCAAGGGTGATATTTGAATGACCAAGAACCTGCAAAGGGCGGTCCCATGACTCTGTATCTTTCCGCCCACGCCGAACAACACGTTATAGTTTTTCTTTTTAGGCCAGATGATATTCTCTCCACAAGCAGTTCCTTGAGCTTGTGCACTTGAGTATAAATCCTTTCCCGATTCTAGATGCCAGAATCCAATGCGGTCAAATGTTCCTTGAGCTTGTGCACTTGAGTATAAATCCTTTCCCGATTCTAGATGCCAGAATCCAATGCGGTCAAATGTTCCTTGAGCTTGTGCATTCGTCCTTTCCTACCCTCCCGATTCTAGATGCCAGAATCTTGAGGGCTAATCTTCATTAATAAGTTATCGCCAAGATGTCGTCCTTAGTCCCAGACTTCGCGTCTATCTCATCAAGTTGCGCCAACTGATTAATACGAATTCTGGTGCCTTTTGCGATCTGTGCAACTTGAATTGGTGTGTTGTGCATATACAAAGTTATCACACCAGTGTTTGTATTCAAGTTTTCAAAGTACGGCTCATCAGCAACGTCTGACGCCAACTGTACTGCTGAGGTTGTCATATTGACGTTTCTACACTTCATCATTAGTCTCCTTACCAATTAGTCCAATTATACGGTCGGCGATGAGGCTAACCTTATCGCTGTCCTTCCCAAGTACTTCGGTGATTATTGTAATGATCTCAGCTGCGAACTGTAGGATGCTTTGCTTGTCAAGCAAGTTGCCCATTGACCCTTCGAGCTTATGACAACTGCTGACAAGCTTCTCGATTTTAACAACCAAGTCTGAAATCGTGTGAGACATTATCATCAGGCCACTGGCATCCTCACACTGATTGAGGCGTTCTTCAAGCACCATCCTCAATATACCGATTTCATCTCTCAGACTCTTGATTCCCGGAGAATTGACTTTGCTACTTAGTTTGGCTTGCCACTTAATTAATCTATAATTTCGTATACTGTCAGCCTCGACTTTATTGACCTGTTTATTCCCACCATGTGCCATGCAGTTTTCCCCACCGGGGACAGCCTTATTATTACACTGTCCTTGGCTATTCACAGCTTGGCAGCGATTGGGGTCGTCCTCGCCATCTGCTCTCACAATATCATCAGACATATTATAAACTCCATGATTCCAGAATCTCGTCAAGATTTTAACATCTGTTCCACTACCCATATTAACACATCTGTCCGAGAAAGTCAACCAAATTATTATTTTATTTTCCGTCGGGATCTTGGAATCATGCCCTCAAGACTCTCGATACTGGGCTCTAGTACCATCAAGTGAAATGCAGCATGTGTCAAGAGTCAAGAGTCTGGAAGGCATAATAACATTTAGACTTGAATTATGTAAGACTTGAATTATGTAAGACTTGAATTATGTAAGACTTGAATTATGTAAGACTTGAATTATGTAAGACTTGAATTATGTAAGACTCTGGAATCGAGGAGGCTCATATAAAAAATTTTAGATTTTAAGATCCAGATTTTAAGATCCTGATTTTAGGATCTTGATTTTAAGATCCCAATTTTGAACCCACCCTTCCTGTGAAACCCAGATTTAAAAAATTTGAGATTTGACAAACGATAGGGGATAGGGATAGTGTATCATTTCATTGCATTCAACGTAAACATTTGACCCTCCCCTCTCGATTCACGAACCATTACACTGTAACCA